AGCGTTAATCTCTTTGTCGCCAAGTCCAGTGTTAGCGATGAAGTGGCCGTCTTTAGTGCGGACTTCCCAGTACGGCCTATCAGCAGAATTGTTAACCGTGGCGACCAAGTCATCCTTTGTCAAAGGCTTGCCTGCAAACCCTTTTTTACGCCCCTCTTGCGCCCAGTCTGACTGAAGCTCTTCAATGAAGAGGACATTCTTGTTGTCGGCGTCCACACGGTCATTCATCCTGATATGGGATATGACATTGGGGTCTGCCCAGTGCGGGGATCTATATTGATTAGTGGCTAAGAGTGTGGCGTAGTTAATATCGTATTCAGAGAGTTTTGCATCAGGTTTAGCATTTAAGATTTTCCGCGCCTCTTCCTCACTAACTTTTCTGGGCGGAGCCTTAAGCAGGACCTCACGATAGTTCTTGCCGCCAGGCTCTTGGTAATCATGGAATTCAGTCAGGCGTTCGCCGGGCTTGGTGCCATAGCTGTGAGTCCTGCTAAACCTGTTGATGTCCTCTTCGGCCTTCATCGCAAACTCAGCCGCGTCCAAATCGTTTTCCGCAAGGGCCTTCTGATAACGCTCATCGGCAAGCTTGCGCAACTGATTGATCTGCCTGTAGTCATTGACATTCAGGTCTGGCATGTGCAGGTCGGCAAACCCTTTCATGTAGGGCGGCACGACAGACCTGCTCAGGACCACCTCCTCGACATCGGGCATGGTGCCCTTGGTCATGGCCTGAACCTCTTCACGCGTGACATTAGGCGTGGCAGCAAGCTTTTGAGCTAGGCCTGCATCCTCAAGGCGCTGCTTGCTGATACCTGCCCGTGTGAACTCATTGAGGAAAGCCTGCCCAGGTCCTTGCTTGCGCTGCAAGGTGGTGGCCATCTCCTCGATCGGGTTGTAAAAGCCAAGCTTGCTGACAGGTGCATTGACATTCAGTGGCGCTACCATGCTCAGGGCATTGCCAAGCGGACCTTCGCCAAACATGGCGCGATCGACTTGCTCAAGGCCTGTCCTGCCCAGTGCTGTAGCACCGCGTGTGATGGCCTGGGTTGCAGGCTTAACGAATGGCGTAACCATGCCGCCGATGTCTGTCAGTGCGCCGACATTGCGGCCAATCTCGCGCAGGTTTGCCTGCGATTGCTGGCGCTGTGGCGAGCCTTCCATGATGCTGCCGGTGTAAGGTACTTGCTCTTCAGTGCTGCCAAATAAACCCGTAGCAAAGCCGCGGCTGAGCGCACCGAGTGGTGTCTCAGGCGTGGACTCACGCATCTGCTTTTGCTTGGCAGCCTTGGCGGCCATGGGATTGAAGTTGAACATCTGGGTGGGATCGCCACCGTCTTGCATGTGGACTGCGCCGCCGTCCTTAGCGCCACCATACAGAGCATCGAGCAGTTTCTTAGGGTTGGGCATCATCGGCCTCCGTTTGCGCGGGATGATAACCAGTAGGGCTTGCAAAGTCTATCTGGACTCATTATCATCTTGTCGTCGGTGTGGCAACCGGAGTTAGAAAGAAAGGTTAAGAACCCCACAGGTTTTTGGTTGGGGCGTTCATGATGAAGTGCGTTTTCCCTTCGGGGGAAATTCCTTTCTTTCAAAGCGCCTGAGTCTGCCTCCTGCCAGAGGTAACGCTCCAACCAAAGTCTTGTGGGGTTTTTCTTTTGGCGCCGACCGTACTGTCCGCGAGAGCAATGGGCTACCCAGCCGCTGACAAGAACAGGGTACTGGTAAGGCATGATGTTTGTGGCCCGGTGCAAATCCGTAAGAATCCAGCGGCTGGCAGAACCTCCAAGCCGAGGGGTCAGGCAACTGACATGGAGGTGGCGTTTATCGCCCGAGGAATCCCTGCTCACTACCCCTGTGGGGGTAGGGGGGCAGTTTCGAGGAAAGTAAAGAAAGGACTGGATATGAGCGACACTTTTTACATGATGTGGGTTGCTGGAAGGGGGGCACCCAAAAAGCTTCATCCAACAATTGAAAGTGCCAAGCTTGCGATACAGGCGTACAAGGATGGCGGCGGTACTCGAGAGGCTTTTGTGCTTGGCGTTGTCCATCATGAGCCAGGGCGCAAGCTTCTGAAGCTTAAAAGTGCCCCAAGGTCTTGTGTGGTCGAGCCTAAACAGCATAGGGATTCTCTTTGACAATACCCGCATCCACATAATCCTCGGGATCGTAGTCATCCGGTGGCAGTGGGTCGATGTTGAGCCAGCCAGCATCTCGAAGGTATCTGAGTGCCTGGCTGAACGCATCGCAGAAATCATCGTGGTCTGTGTTCGGAAAGCTACAGATCTGGGTGACCATGGCCTCAGCCCAGTCGCGGACATAGCCAGCGCGGTTGCTGGACTCAGGCACGTACACCCTTCCAGCCTTCACGATGTTGGCCACGATGCTCAAGCGCTGGATCTTGTCAGCCCTGCCAGGGTTGTAGGCCCTCACCGGAATGTGCGCCCGTTGCAAGTCTTGAATGAGCACAATGCCAGCAGCCTTATCCTCGACCAGGACCAGGTCCACCTTCTTGGCCGTCTTGCCTTCACCGAAGATGATCTCGAACTCGTCAATGACCTTGGGCTTCAGATCGGGGTACTGCAGCCGGTCCTGCCAGGCGTCGATGATTAGCACGCACATGCCACCGTCCTGGGGTTTGAATACCCCGAAGGTGATGCTTGCAGTCGGATCGTTGACGGTCTTTTCAGTGTAGGCGCAATCGTAGGACTGGATCACATACTCAAGCTTGGGCAGTTCCTTGCCAGCAGGCCAAAGCTTGAACCAGTCCCTTTGGACAATACCGCCCTCTTCAGGATCAATAATCTCGGCGTAGATTTCCTGCCTTCCAAGTTTGGTGCCCTCGTACTGCAGGATCTGGCGTTTGAAGTTCTCAGAAAGGTTATCCAGGTTTGAGTAGGTGCTGGCCGTCGTGAGCACCACATCATCACCCTCACGGCCAATCAGATCAATGATCAGGTCCTTGGGCTTGGGTGTGGTTGTGCAGATCAGCCTGGTCTTCATGTCATGCAACTTTAGTCGCATACCAAACTGAATTTGGTCCCAAGCTTCTTGAATGTACTCCCATGCGGCAAGCTCATCGAGCCAGCCACCGTGGAATTGTGGACCGCGGAAGCGCTCAGGCTCCGAGGCTGGTATGCCCTTGATCAGTGAGCCGTTGGTCAGGCGTAGCTCATGCAGAGCCTTGTTGTAATCAGCGATCAGGGCTGCAGGAATCACGCTCAGGAGGCCCGAATCACCCTCGAAGCATGTACTCCTCACATCCGATGATGTTGGAGCCGCTACGAGCCATCTGGTGGCTTTGTAGGACCATGCCCACCAGCCAATCTGCTCGGCTGCTGTCCTGGTCTTACCAGCACCGCGGCCTGCAAGCATCAGCCATATGGACCACCAATCACCATGCGGCAGGATCTGGTGCTTGAGTGCCCGTGTGAGCCACATCATGCGCCAGGCCCAAGCAGCAGCCGCCTGTGGCTCTAGCCTGGTGTACTGCTCGCGGATCGCTGGATCTTTGAGCAGGGCTTCAAGGTCACTTGTCCCCAAGCTGCCTCTTGGTCTCTAAGTTCTTGAGCATCGCATCGAAGATACTGATGTCAGCCTGCACAGCCACAGGATTGTCAGCATCGCCAGCATGAGTCAAGCGCTCGCCGTACTTCTTGGGATTCCACTTGGCCAGTAGCTTGAGCCGTGTCTCAATCTGCAGCTTGCGGTGGCCGAGCATGTCCTCCCTGGTAACGATGACGCCGTCTTCAGACTCAACTTGCTTGGTCCCAAACTTTGGCGTGTCGGCTAGCTCGAGGCACTCCTCGGCCATCTTGTCATAGCCAATCTCCCGTGCGCGTGCGATCGCTCTGGAAAGACCGACGCCCTTCGCACCCAAAGCATCATCCCTATACATCCAATCGTAGATTGTTTGCCATGCTGGCATATGCCCATCTCTGCATATTTGCCTTAATGGCTCAGCGTTACTTAAGCGCTCCACAATCTCTTTGGCGATCTCAGGGGTGTATTTGCTGGGGCGGCCAGTTTTCTTTGGCGCGGTTTGTTTTGCGGCCTGGGCCTTTGGTTTCGCGGTCTTGCTCATCACATCTTCCAGTGACATATTGGTCCGCTGATGATAGGGTTTTCGCGGGATTGTGGCAATTGTTTGCGCGGCGTGGATGCCAAACACAAACATAACTGCTTGATTTTACTACAGAATGTAGAAAAAAAGAACCCCCAATTGCTGGGGGCTAACTCTACGGGGAAGTGCAGAGGATAAGGAGAACCGCATGGAAACAGCCTTCAGTCTAAGTCCTCTTCCTCGTCTTGGCAATCCTCTTCTTCACGCTCAGCACGCTCGCGTTCACGATCGTACTCATACAACTTGCGGTCCAGCCATGCGTCATAATCCATTTGTTTACTCCCCGAGGAATTGGTTAAGGGCATCGCGCAATTCAATGACTTGATCGCGGGTTAAGTTCGCTGAGCAGTGGCTGCCAATCTTCCACACTGACAGCCAAAGGTTTTCATCGTAGTCGCTGAGTTTGATGCTCTCGTATTCTTCAGTTTTTATGGTTACGTCAAATTTGCTCATGGTTTGCTCCAAGTGGTGGGGCCGTAGCCCCGGTTTGATTATATTGCTGCGAACTTTGATGCGGGGGTGAACTTGCCATCGACATAAATGCGGCTTGGGTACTGGTTGAACAGCGTACCCTTCGATGAGCAGTTGATGATTTGCTGCTGGTCGATACGGACACCGCGGCCATTCTTGGTGCCGGTAATCACGAAGTTGGCTGAGCCTGCGTACACAACATTGGGATCGGTCAACTCGCCAACTTTTGCATCGACCTTACCAAGAACCTCGGTGGCCCACTGATCAGCTAACGATGCTGCAAACTTTGCAAGGCGTTGCTCACAAAGCATGAAAGGCTCGTCCCTACGAGTGCCTGTCCCTGTTCTTACAACGCAATGCTGAACGGTATTGCGCCACACGCTAGCACTGCGAGAGTTGTATACGCCGCTGATTGTGGGGCCGAATCTTTCAACGAGGTTGTTGAAGGTGCTGGTGACGCTACGGGTGATTTGTGCGGTGAATTCTTTGACCAATTCAGCTTTGAGGTTTGCGTTCATGTTGTTTGCTCCTGGTGTTTGCTATAAAAGTTAAATGTTGTTTGCTACTGAGACTCCATCGTACATGCTTTTAATCCACTTGTGTAGACACACGCCATCCGTCCGACAAGTGGTCGTGGTAGGCAACCAAACGGCGTGTCACATGCAACAGTTCAGCTTCATCCACCTGGTAATGCTTTGTAAAAGCTTTGATTCCCATGCCGTGAATGCCAGTGCGTCCTCTATGGTGCTCAGGGCACAGGGGTATCGCATCCCAGTGACTGGCACGTTGAGCCATGCCGGTGCCTTTACGTGGGTGGTGGATCTCTGCTGGCGTACCAGGTGTGCCTTGAAGATGGCACAACACGCAACCGATCGCCGCCACCTTATCGAGATGCTTTTTCTCTTCGTTAGTCATAGCGCTTTGCGGATCTGCTCAGCATGCTCAATGCCCCATCCCCTACCCTGGCTCTGTGCGATCTTGGCAGCGTAGGCCAATCCCGACCTGAAGCCAGCGCTCCAGCCCTCGGCATATACCTCCTCAGTCCAGCCCTTATCGTCCTCAAACGCTACAGCGCCGATGAAGTCAGCCAGGTCTGCCAGCATTTGCTTGTGGCGGCCATCGTTGCTCATCAGATCGTGGCCTTGCCCTCGTTGCGCAGGTTGGCCTGCTCCGTTCTCCAGATGTCCACTCTGGCTTGTGCTGCGATCAGATCCCATCGTAATTTCTCCTCAATTTCAACAGCCTCTCGGAGGCCTTTAAGTAATGCAATGTATTCATGGTGAGCATAAGCATCGCGCTCTTGTGCGCCAAGTGCTGGCTCCAACGATTGCTTCATCAGCAATGCCTTTTGACTCTTTCTGAACTCCTCAAGAAAGATACGCTTGGCTTTGGCATCGGCAAACATCTGTGCATGCGTGATGATGTGGTCAACTGCTTTATGTGGATCACGATTCATGGTTTTTCTCATTCAAGATGCGTGAAATTTCCCGGTCGATGTACCACCGGGCCTTGCGTAAGTCTTCGACTTGCTCACCCTTCAGTCCGGCGCGCCAGCAATACTTCACAGCGTTACCGATGTTGAAGTTGAAATGCTCAGTAATCTCGATGCACTCAACACCAGATGGGTGTGAGTTGTAATGTTTTGGATGATTGACATTGTCATTCATGGATGGCCCTCCGAGGTCCGCTATAGGCGCTAGAAATCCAAAATCCTGCTTGGTTGATACTCATCCCCATACCTTTCATTTCATCGCGTGTTTTGCATCTGCGGCTCACCCCAAAATCGCCTGTCCGATGCTTATCGAAGGCATAGGTCGAGTTGAAGTAGTTTTTGCAGGTTTGGCACTGGTTGCGATCACCCGTTAATTTCATACACCCTCACCTTCACCATTCCGGCAATTTGTTTGTTTCTGAAGATCCTCAGATCTGAGATTTGGTTGTCGTCCTTCCAGACTTGCGCGTGCGTCAGGCTGTCGAGCAGGGACTTGAGCAGGTTGTCGATGTCCCGCTTCCGTTTGTCCGGTGGGAACACTTCGATCTCGACCCGTAGGTCCCCTTCCAGTTCGTAGGTCTTCACCCCATGTTCCATAAGACATAAGTTCACTGCCTTGCGGTAGGACTGGCCCTCCTGCGAAATGTAGACGGTGGCGAGCTTGCCAATGACCCTGTGCCGCCAGTAAGTGTTTACGGTAGGTGGCCATGGCAAGGTGGCCTCAAAAACTAATGGGTGTTCCATAGGCTTGATCCGTAAATTGCTGTGAGTTTTTGTCAAACCAAAGTCTTATGACGCCCTCGTACTCACCATTGCGTTGCTTCTCAATGGCCAAGTAAGCGTCAGGGATTGACTGGTCAACGACGTTTCCTGCCTCAAGCTCACGCTCTTTCTTTTTGTTGCGGTGCATCAGGATCACGTTATCAACCTGGTCGGCCACCGAGCCAGAGCCTTTAAGGTCCATCTTGGTGGGTGCGTTCTCATCGTTTTGCTGCTTGCGGATGTGATGCACCAGGTGGATATGCGTGTCGTAGTCTCGGGCTAACGTGCAGAGTTGGTCCACAAAATTTTTCTGGCCGTTGTAATCATCTTCATCGCGCAGGCATTTCATGAGCGAGTCGATCAAATAGTGCTTGCAATCAAGCTTGGCTGCAGCGTAGCTACCAACCCCTAGAACCTGCGCAGTGCTCACTGTGCCTTGCTGGTCATAAAACCACATCTTGTCGCCAACCCACGCCTTGAAGGCCTCGTAATCGGCCAGGATCGGGTCTCTGCGACGGGACCATTGCCTGACCATCCTTTGAAGGGTGCGCAAGGGCTTCATCTCAAAGCTTGCAATGACTACGCGCTGGCCTTGAGCGATCAAGCTTAGGGCAATCATGCCGGTCAGCATGGACTTGCCAGATCCATTGGTACCAGCAAAGACCGTGACTTCAGCAGGCCGAAACTCAAAGAGGCCCAGGGTCTTGGACCAGGGCATGGTGATGGGCTTGGTTGTGACCGGGTTCTTGACCTGGTCGATGAGTTGGTCCATGCAGTCAGCCGCGGACCTAACCCGCACTTGCGCCTCCATGGAGTCATACCAAGCTTGAAAATCAATATCGTCAGGGATCTTGTTCATGCGTCAACCTTTGAGTCCCACAAAATGGGATAGCGTGATTCAGTGTAGTGAGCAAAGACTCGTGCAGCACCACAACGTAGAAGTTCTTTGGCAGCACGGGCAACTGCATCAGAGTCTTGGCCAGTAACGTGGGCTACCAGGCCTTTGGCCCAGCGGTAATCAAAGTCAAACTTGCCAACCACAACCACCGGGGCTTCGGCATAGGCATCAGGCTTGCCATCAAACTCAACGAAGACGGCGCGGGGCGGCTGTTTTTTGGACAGCAGGTCCAATACGTAATCGTGCCCTTTCATACGCCACCTCGACCTGCGAAGGGATCTAGGCCTGCAATAACAGGCTTGGCCTTTCTTTCGTTCTCAGCAAGTACCCAGTTTTGGAAGGTTTTATCCCAATCCAGCTTGGTAGCGTCCTTGCCTGACTTGGCTTGCCAGTAATTGCAAAACTTCATGATTCT